CTGCCTTCTCCTGATTCTCTAGGAGGGTTGCAGTTACCGCACGACGGTGCGGATCAGCGATTGGGGCCATATCGGCGTGATCTAGAACGGGCTTCCACTTGCGGAGAGCCTGTTCGGTTAGCATCTTGTTCTCTTCCATTGTAGTGACTCCTTTGGGTTTTAACAGTCAGAATTGACTGGAAAGTGTGAATTGAAAAAGTGAATTAGTCCTGTTTCTTGCTCATGGACTTGAGATACGCCTCCATGAGCGGAGAAGCCTCGGAACCTTCCTCGTAGGACTCTTCAAGAGACTCCTCTTCGGTAGCGGTTTCGGTTACGGTTCCGATTTTCTCAATGTTCTCGCGGAGAACAGAGAGTTTCTCGGCAAACTGTTCCACCGAATCAAACTCCACGCTCTCAGCGAGTTCACGGAGTTTCTGGGTTTCGGTGTCGGTTAGTCCTTCAGACATTTCGCGGAACAGGAGTTCGCAACGGAGTTGTTCGCACTCTTCGTTGATCTCCATGTTCTTGGAAACCTGCTCGTCTAGTTCGCTCTTGAGGCTTTCAAAATCCTCAACGGTAGACTCAAACAGATCAAGTTTCTCTTCGGGAATTTCAATGTAGGACTCGGCAAACACGCTGCGGAGTTTCTCAATGAATCCCTCGGTGATCTCGGTGCGAAGACCGTTGGCTACGGCGAGACGGTTCTCCTGCATCCACTCTTCCACCACATAGTTGAGGTACTCGTCAATACGCTCAACCATTTCTTCGGTGACGGCGAGTGTGTGCTCTTCTAGTAGAGTCTCGTACTTGCCCTGTAGTTCCTCTTCGATCTCGCTTGTGCGAGCAGCGAGTTGAGCCTCAAACAAGGTTGCAGCCTCGCTCATAAACTCTTCGCTGAGTTCTTTGCCAGCGAACAAGGTTTCGATGCTCTCCTTCATGGAGGGCTTCTCAATCTTGGCACTGGCTGCGCTTGGCTTGGGCTTGATTGTTCCCATGTTCTTGCCAGAGTTGGCGTTGTGGGGTTCAGCAATCTTAGCACCCTTCTTGTTGACATCGTGAGTAATCTTGGTGTCAGAGTAGTCAGAAGCGGCTTCCTTCATGGACTTCTTGGAGGGCTTTTCTTCCTCCTCTTCCTCTTCTTCGTCCTCGTCTTCCTCGGACTCTTCCTCTTCTTCCTCTTCCTTGGCTTCTTCTAGTTCGCCGTCGAACTCCTCTTCCACGATCTCCTCCTCAACAACCTCTTCCTCGGCTTCGGTAGCCTCGGTGGGTTCATCGGTAGGATCGGTGTTTTCTGCGAGGAAGCCTTCCCCTAGAATTACCTTCTTGATTACATCTTCGATCTTTTCGTTAGCCATGACTGGAGTTCTCCTTTGAAATATGTAGACGCTTCAGAGTTTTGAGATGAAGTCTTTGAAGAGGCGAATTGCCTGTTCTTCTAGTTTGCGTGATGGGGTATTTTTAATTACTTTCTTGTAATTTTCAATAACCACTGGTTTGAGAACCCCGTTATCCCAAATCCATTCCTTGCCTTCCATGATACCGTTCACAAACGCATTGGGTGCGGAGGGATCAGCCACCACATCCACTGCTGCCAGCATGAAGTCTTCCTGTACCACATTGACTCCATCTTGTTCCTTCAGGCTTCCCATGCCTCGGGACGAAACGCCTAGTTTGGCTCCTTCGTCAATCAGATTCTTTACAATCTTGCCGTATGGGGTGTCCATGATTTTGGCTTCACCAATGATCTGCTTGCCGTCTACAGACAAGTTCTTGATGATATGGGACACACGCTCTAGGTTGACGGTTGGGCCTTCGGGGTGTCCAAGTTCACCCATAGCACGGTTCTGCTTCACATATTCGTTGGCGTAACGACCAATTTCTTTTTCCATGATAGCACCGGGATACACGCGACCGTTACGGTTCTTGGTATCCGACTCCATGAACACACCCTTGATGTAATAATTCTTCTGACCGTTCTTGTCTTCGGTCAGAACTTGAATATCACTCTGGGTTGTTTCGGTGATTAACTTCATTAGTCTTTAGCAGCCTTCTTTTTGTTGTACTGCTTCCATGCAGTTGCGTACATGACTTCCTTGCCACGCTTGCCGTACTGCTTGGCAAAAGAAGCCTTGGTGCGGGGAGAACCAGTCATCTTTTCCATACCCGGAGGAGACACTTCGTCTAGTTGCTCGGTTTCTTCGGCAACCTGTTCAGTATCTTCAGCGACTTCCTCGGTTTCCTCATACATGGAGGGTTTTTCTTCCTTGGACTTTTTCTTTTCTTTCTTTTTTTCGTTTTTCTCGCTGGGATCGTCGCTGTAAATGCCCATCTTCTTGTCTTCGCTGAATAGGTCAGAAGCGATGCCTACACGCTCTTCGTCTAGAAGGAGCGAAGCCTTGGCGTATAGAGCGTTGAAAACGCACTCTTTAGCGTCCACATAGTTCTTCTCTAGCAGGGCTTTTACGATCTTCTTGTTGTTGTCCATAGGTTCTCCTTGTCAGACCTTATTTATTTAGTATTCCCTATATTTCTCGTAAATTGTGGTTATTCTTTGGGATTTCCGAATTCATCCTCATCTTCGTCTCCCCCGACTATTTCTCCGATTGTTACTTGTGGTTCAGTATCCCCTTGAGCAGTTCCTTGAGCGGGTGCTGTCCCAGCAGTGGGAGTTCCGACTCCTTCTACGGGGGTCATCTGTCCTTCTGGAGCCACAATTTTGCCCTCTGCCATTTCTTTCTTGATGGCATCGTCAATTTCTTCAATATCTTCGGCGGTCTGCTTTAAAATATGCCTACGCACAAAATCTCGGGAGTAGTACTTGCCCACAAAGTCTTCTGCGTCTCGTGCAGTTTGTAGACGATCCTTGAGCACTTCGCTCTCCTTGAGTTCGGAGAAGTGGGAGTCCTTGTTGAAACGGAATGCAATTTTTGGTTCGATATCCTTCCACTCGTCGTCACGAATAATGCCTTTGAGCACTAGTTGAGTATGGAGAAGATTAAGGAATACTTCAGAGAACTTCATACGAAGCCGTTCCACAAACTTGAAGAACTTTACTTCGTCGCGGCTAATCTCTGAAGCACGACCAATATTGAATCCAGTGCTTTCTTCTAGTCGAGAGGTTGGCACATTGAGTGACTGGAACAATTTCTTTTGGAAATACTTGACATCTTCCATTTCACCCAAATTCTGTCCACCCTGTAGGGTGCTGACTTCTGTGCCCTTGCCGCCTTCACGGCGAGGCATCCAAAAATCTTCAAGCATGGACAGGTGCTTACGGGTGTCTGTCATCTCTCCTGTTGTGGGATCGTACATGAGTTTATTACGATACCTCTGCATAAGCCCACGCACATACTCTTCAGCCTTTTGCTTGGGCAGATTACCCACATCCACATAGAAAATACGGCGTTCAGGAGCACGGGCTAGACGGTAAATGATTACCGCGTCTTCAATCATTCGCAACTGGTTGAGTGCTTTGATTGCCTTGTGTAGATATCCCACAATCTTCTTGCGACGAGAATCGTATAGTCCGCTGTGGACAAAACAGATGGCATCAGGATTGATCTTTAGCCCATCAAGGGTCATGGACGCAGAAGCCTGATCCTGTTCAGAATAGATGTAAAACTCTTCTACTTCAGAAACCAAATTGACACCAAGCGGCGAATTCTTCGTTTGCCCACCGCTGGTGTTTGCTGTTAGTGGCTTCTTTTTTACTTTGCGAACTTTTCGTATCTTGGTAGGATCAATTGGTCGCAGTTCAAGAATACCTTTCTTGCGATTCTTTTCGTCTATGATGATGTGATAGTAGATTCTGCTATCCACATACCATTTTCGGAATACTTCATATCCACGACGAGTAAACTCAAGAAGTTGAAGCACTTCGTGAAATTCTTCTTCAATCTTGTCTTTGATGCTTTTGTTTTGTTTGACAGAAGACACATCAATCTTGACTGCATCAAGTGTGTCGTTATAAACAATACTCTCATTACAAATATCCGCAATAGCACTTTCCACTTCAGGGTGTAGTGCCATTTCACGATACTTGTAGATGAGTTCAATATCTGATTTTACAGACCCGTCAAAGTCAACATACGCACCAAAGTAACCACCAACTTCGATGGGGGTTGCACCGTCATCGTAGTCGGGGGGGACAAAAGAAACGGGCTTCTTGAGGATTTCCTCCGCAGAAGCCCCTTCCTTCCCGTCCTTTTTTCCGATACTAAAACCGAACAGGTTGATCGCCATAATGTAAATACCTTTTCAGGAAAAATTAGAATCCAATTCCGATGTTGATTCCCAAGTTCTGTAGAAGTCCGTTCAGGTTGATTCCTGAACCACTTCCAACAGCAGGAACAGCAGCACCGGGAGCAGCCTCCCACCAAGAGTAGTTTAGTGTAACAGGGAACTCTGCGATCTGGTCGTTGTTCTCGTAAGACAGGTCGATGGTTCCTACTTCGCTTGGGAAGCAGCCAACAAAACTGTAAGTACGAAGAGCCTCGCCGTCACGATGGAGTTGAGTTACCGACCAAGTAGGCATGAACTCCATGAAGTTGCGTGGAGCAACATTAGAAGTGTGCGAATTGAAAATGGCACTCCAGTTCTCAAATGCCGAGCGTAGTGCAAGATTGGCATCAGAAATAATTGTGAGTGACCAGTCTTGGAAAGTACGGTCACCCGGTAGTTTGATGCGGCGACCACGATACGGAACCTCAATTGTTCCGATTGACGAAGCAGGAATCTGAGCAGCCTTGCACAAGAAAGAAATGGCTCGGTTATCAGAGTATCCTGGAATCACGCCATTGACCACGAACAGGTTTGTGCGTACACCACCGCCTGCAAAGGCGTTGACAAATCCTGAAATATTGTTGGTTGGATCTACTGGCATTTAGCGTCTCCTTTTGTTTGCCTTATTATCTATACGATCAGCCACCAACTTCGCTGAAGTTTACGCCAGTCTTGGTGGCGATAAAGTTCAACTGGATGAAATTGATGCTGCGGGTTGGCTTGACGAAGATATCGGCTACAAACTCGTTGCGGTCGATGACCTCGCCTGTGTTGTTGGTTTCATCGCACACCACCTTGAAGTCGGTGATGCCACGACGCTGTTGAACAGTCTTGAGGAACGGAACCACCAAGTTCTTGAACTGTGCTCGTGTAAAGGCATCGTTCTGTTCGAACAAGAAGAACTTGCTAGCGGTGGCGATTGCTTTCTCAAGCACGATGAACAGGCGACGAACATTGATACGGTCGAAGGCAGATGGACGAGTCTGCATGGTCTTGTCGCCGTACAACACTACGCCTTCACCAACAAACGATACCACAGGATTTACCTGACGAGTGTACAGTTCATCGCGGTGTGCTTCGCTGGTTGGGTTATAAGCCAACCGTACAACATTCTTTACCTGACCGCGATTGAATCCTGCGGGAGAGAACCACGCTTCGTTGGTAAACTCAGTGCGAGCAACCAAACCTGCCATGTCTCCGTTTAGTGGTACTGCGCGAATTACATTATTGTAAGTGTCTAGTTGATGCTTCCAACCGCTGTCTAGTACAGCATATGATGTGTTTAGATTGAGTGTGCTGTCTCTGTAAGTCTTGATATTATTGAGAGCATCGTATGATGTGGTTCCAACCACATCACTTGATCGTGGAGACAAGAACGCAATGCAGTCCAAACGCTTCTCGCAAATGTTGTTTACGATCATTCGTGCAAGAGCAGAGTCAGCGTCTCCAACAGGCAGGAGAGACACATCCACCAATTCTGGATCAGCAAAATAACTCCATCCGTCATTCCATCTTTCTCCTGTATCTGGAGCAGAGTCCACTCCACCCTGTAGGGTTGTAGAAACTACTCCGTTACCAACCAATCGTGCCCCACCGATAGAGTTTACAGCCGTCCAGTTGCTCTTTGACGCTGTTGCGCCAGTATTGTCTGCTAGATCTGCACGAATACCGTAGATGTACCGTGAGTTATCTGCCAGAACATTTCTCCAATAGTTTGAAGACCCGTCAGAATTTCTTGCGTCGGTGGCACGAGACACACTCTCAAACTTCTCTAGAAGAGCGTTCTGAGTGCCTGTCCACTTTCCGTCTGCGTCTAGCACCAAGATTGAGAATGCGTCTCCGCTTCCTCCTTGAACCGCTGAATATTGAGTTGTTGATGCGTAGTTGTTGATGTAATCAGCGTACACGCTCTTTACGGTGAAAGTGTTTCCAGAAGCCTGTGTCTTTGTGATGGGAGACTGTAAACCAAAAATAAATTTTGTGTTGCTGGTTATTCCAGTCCATTCTCCGTTTATAGCAGTTACACCAAAGAAAGTCGCATTATCGTTTGTTTTCTGAATACTGTCAAGCACGACAGTTGTGCCGTCACCGAATATGAATTTGTCGCCTCTAGCAAAATTATATGCTGTAGAAGCAGATGCAGCAGTCAATCCCAAAGTGGTTCCGCCGAAAACAATTTGAGCACTCGTTGAAAGCCCACCAGAAGAAACACTAGTTGCTCCGTTTCCTATTCCGTTTCCAGCAACGGTAACAACCTTTAGACTGTTTCCTAGAGCACCTGGGAAGCGTGCAGCGTATACGATTCCGTTTGTTGCAGCAGTCGAAATTCCTGTAATTGGAGCATCGTATTCGGCTTTGTTGTTTATGTCAAAGGCAGCACCACCACCACTTATTCCTGCAACAGCGTTGGTTGCAGCAGATCCAACCACACGAACCACTTGAATGTTGTTGCCGTATTGCAAGAAGTTGGCAGGGGTAAAGAAGTCCACAAAATTGCTGGAGTCAGGCTTACCAAAGATACCCGCAAGTTCTTTTTCACTTGAAACTGTTACTATTTGCTTGCATGGTCCCCAATAGAAATATCCGGCGTATCCGCCAGGAGTGGTTGCTACTGCTGGAACAACTGTGGTCAGGTCGATTTCTTTGATGTTTACGCCGGGGCTTACTCTAAATCCCATTGGTGTGTCTCCTTAGTCTATGAAGCACGGGGTTTGGTATCGTTACTTCTGTCTATATGTATTATTTGGTTTTTTTCTAAACGCTTTTTAGGGTCTGTAGTATTTAGCCTCCAAAATCCCCCAAATTCCAAGCGTTTCCGTTGCTGTCTGTATAGGTGTTGGAGGCACTTCCGTCGTCTACAAATCCAAAAGGGGTCATCTCTTCTTCCAAATTTTTCATTTGGTCTTCGTACAGGTCTTTTCGGATGTCGCTGCCTGTGATGTCTTTGAAATACGCTTGGGTGGTTAGCCACCCAAACAGCACTAGGGTCATCACCAAATCGTCGTTGTGATTGTCTTCGGCTTCGTAGGAGTCGCCTTTAGCCACAAACGAACAGAACTCGTCCACCACACCAAAGTCTTCTACTACCAGTTTGGTGTCTTCAATCAAATTTTTAAGAATCGCACACCCGATACGCTTTACCGCTGTGGATGTCTTGACACCTTTCATAGCCGAGCCACCCTTGCCGAATCCACCGTTTACTACCTGTCCTTTGCGTCCCTGCATCTGCACATAGATGATGTTGTCGTATTCCATGTCGTCATGGAGAATGTCCGCAATTTGCTGTCCGATGTCGTTGATCTCTACCAACACATATGCGTTGTTGTACTGACGAACCACAGGATAGATGGCATTAGGATACAACATGGGAGCCAACTGGTTGTTGCGGAAGGTGGCTACTAGCCTATACGGCATCTGTGTGACATCTATAACAGTGAACGCATGGTAATCCTGCCCCACACCACGCGAGGTGTCCACCACAGTCACATACTTGTGGTTGGGTTGTGGCTTGGCGTATACTCGTAGCCCCTCACCATTGAAATATTCAGGAGTGCGGTACACAAGACATTTCAGTTTTTCAGGATGGATCAGGGTGTGAACCGATCCCAAGAACTCGGTTTCAAACTCGGTGCGGAACTGCTCTTCAGAGGTGTTGGATATGGTTTGCCGTTTCCACTCGTCGTCTCGTCCGGGCACATCGCTCCAATGCACTTCAATTGGGTAGTACTCGTTCTTGCCTTCTTCGCCTGTTCGTTTGTTGGCATTTACCCACAGGCGATAGAACATGTTCAAACCCTTTGGGGTTGACACAATAATCACTTTGGTTTCTTTACCGCTGGTGATGGTGGGATATACAGACGAGAAGAACTCTTCTGCTACATTCTGTGGCACATACGCAAATTCATCAAGCATTATGCAGTTGTATGAACCACCACGAACAGCGGATGACGAGGTAGCGGCTGCAAGCACTTTAGAGCCGTTTTCAAGCACAATTGAGCCTTTGTTCCACTCCACCACACCCTGCTGCAACCATGTGGGCAGATACTCGTAGGCTAGTTTCAAGCGACCAAGCAGTTCACGGGCAGTAGCCAGTTTGTTAGCGAGGATGGCTACACTCATGTTCTGATTGAACAGGATGTAGTGCAGCAAGAACGAAATCATGGTTGTGGATTTACCGCTCTGACGAGGCATCTTGCAGATCACGAAACGGTTCTTGTGAACTGCTTGGATCATGTCTTCTTGGAATTCATACGGTTCAAACGGAACCAACCCCTTGTCCAGCGACACAATTTTTACATAGTGCTTGATGAAATATAGAGGATCTTGAGAACATTTCACATACTCCTCAATCTGCTTGGGAGTAAAGTTGATATTGACTCCAGCCGCTTTCAAGTTGGAGTTGCCGAGATATTTTTGACTTTTATTCATCTACTGTCACCTTTCCCAATATCTTCCCGTCTAGTTTTAGTGTGAAATTTCCACCAACCGCCAATACAGCATTTTTTCTTTCATCTTCAGAGTATCGTAAAATATCTGTATACATCTCCTCTATTTGCTCTTTGGTCAATTTGGATTTGCACGATTTACACAAAGTGGTATCGTAAAACTTTTTTGCTTTGGTGTACCAACCAAATAGAGCACTAGGTCTGCCGCATATTCCTGTCGGTGTGTCTTCACCAGCATACAGGTGCTTCACCAAATGTATTGGGCTGTCAAAAGTGTATTCAGCCATTTCGCAGCCTTTCTATTGCCCAACGAAACACCAAGTACAGAATACACGCACCACCGTACACAGCAGGCAAACGAGAAAAACAATCAAATGCCCAACATCCAGCAAAAGCAAACCACACACCAATACAATACGGACAAGACGACATCTTTACAAAAAAAGAAGGGTACTTTGCACCCATAAAATCGCTGTATTTTAGATCGGGATCATGTTTTGCAAATTCTCTATACTCTCGTGTATGCGTTAGCCGTTCACAAAACGGGAGTAAACGCAAGTACTCGTATACAGCAGAAGTTTCAAACGCAATCCAAAGAGCAAATGCAGTCCAATATAGAGCCAATAATGTATTCACGGTTCACCTCCATTCAACTATTTATGGAGTTTTGTCTCCCATGTCAGCATCAATAAAGGCTTTGGTACTAGATCGTGCAGAGTTTATAATGTCTTGTAGTTCACGAGTTGATCCCACATAAATGGCATTGTTTGTGGTGTGGTTGTTGGTGGTGTTGTTTTCAGTCTTGCGAATCGTCTTCACTTTGTCGTGCAGGTCTAACAAGTCACGGTTAGTTTCTGAAAGTGTCTTTATCATTTGGGCTACTACTTCATACGCACGGGGAGAGTCGCCTTCTTGAGCCACAGCAATCACTCCGTCCAGTGCGTTCTTGCCTGCTTCAACCAATTCACGCAGATTCTTGCGAGCCGTTTCGTAGTCATGCGTAAGGTCTTTTGCTAATCCTTCTTCTGACAAGAGCGGCATCTCTACCTTGACCATAGGCATTGGAGCAGATGGAACAATAGCCTGTTCGTTTGCTGCTGTGCTTCCAACCCCTAGAACACTTTCAATATGAGAAAACCCGTCACCCATTTATGCTTCCTTTATCCTGTTGAGCCAGTTATACCATATGAATTGAACCAACCCACAGTAACACCCTGAGCAAGCGTCTCTCCACCCTGATATTCAAATATTTTCGCGTATGGTGTGTAATTGTACTTGCCAGAACTTGCTCCACTTGGCCCGCTGATACCGATGAATATCTTGGCAAGTTGTGCTGCCGTTGATCCTGCACCAGTGTATCCTGCGGTGTATCCGTTGTCATAATAACTCATGTCGAAGAAACCAGTATTGATCTTTCGTATTTCTGAATACGATTTGACTGGGCCGAAAATATAAGACTTCATAGTAAAGTTCAGAGTGAATATGATGCTGCGTCTAGTCTGAAAATCACCTTCATAGTCTTCTTCTGAAGTCACAGAGTTCAGGTAGATAGGCACATCAACCTTTTTGTTGATCTCATCAAAATTCATTGTGACTAAAAATTCAGGAGAGAAGTACGGAAGAATCTGCTCCACGATCTGCAATCCGTCGTCCATGTTTCGTGTATACACATACAACCCAAAATCAATATTATACGGAACCTCTGCAAAAGTATATTTGATTCCACTCTGATCGGAGTTTCGCAACACATTCTTTTGTAGTGAGTTTCGTTTACGAGACGGATCGTATGCAAATCCAGTTATTTCAAATGCTATTCGCGGCAGAGTGATTTGATTTGGATTCTGTAGATACGGATCGCCTGCAAGACGCACCTTGTATTTTTCTTTGGGTGCATATGCTATTGGAACCTCAATATACTTGGTTCCGCTGCTTTCGGTTCGTGATATCCGCATTTGGTTGAATATGGAACCAAATGCTACCACCATACGACGAATAGAGCCGTTATAAAACTGAGAGAACATCAGTAGTTACCCTCAGAGAAAGGATCTTTTTCTGTGAAATCAAAGATGTTGTCGCGGTTGGCTTCAAGATCCAATGCTTCGTTGTCTTGAATGTTGGTGTTGGTGGTACGGGTATCGGTATCGGCAACAGCAGTAATAGTGGAAGACGCACCACTTGTTTTTCCTGTAACAGTATCACCAATCTCAAACTTGCCTTTAGTGACATTCACTGTCAGGTAATAAATGCCGTCTGCTGTGTTTGTGGTTGCGTCTACACGACCAAGAGCGTGTGGAGACTCCACATTTCCAGCGTAAACCTCTTCACCAACAGTAAACGCTTTAGCCGAACTGGTAATGGTGAACCGCTTCTGATATGTGGCAACCGCTTCCACCACAGCGTCCATGTCGCTCTCGCCTGTGTTGATTTCTTCTTGTGTGTATTTGAAGGATTCACAGTACAACTTGAAAGAATATCGTTGACCAAGTGGATAGAAAGGATTGTCGTGTTCCACATACTTGATTTCAAACAGGTTGTACGGATAATCAAAATATATCAAGTCGCCTTCTCGTGGACGACCCAAATCACGAATAGACAGGTTGTGAGACATGACTTCAAGAAAGCGACGCTTGGACACAATAAAAGTGCAGTTTTCACGAATGTCCAAACCAAAGCGAGTCATGTCACTTTCGCCGTCAAAGCCTTCTGCATTCTCCATGTACATCTCAATACGGTTGGCATCTGTAAACTTGGAAATCTCTTCTCCAAGAATCTTGTCTTCTTTTACCGTTTCTCGCGGAATATACACCATCTCGTGACCGTGAATCTTGATGGCTTCGGTCGTGAGTGATTCTAGTAGGTTCTGCTCACCTGCGTTGTTTCTGCGAAAATACGGATTGACTGCCATGTTTTAGCCTGTGATGAAATCGGGTGGCAACTGGTATTTGAGTTGTACACTTTCTTCCAGTCTTTCTATTTCGGCTTGTGCGTCTTCGTAAATTTTTGTGCCGTTGAATGTGACATTACCGGGCAGAGGCATACCTTCGTACTTGGACAGGTTTATTCCCCACTGCCGTTTGATAAGAGCAATGGTGTACTTTTTCAGGAAGTTGTCGTTGTAGATTTCGGTTGCTGTTTCAGGATTGTTGGCAGTATATGCCTCAATCATCAGGTATGTGCCTGCTTGCATGTCAGTTGTGTCTGCGTCGATATACAACCGGTTGTTGACACGACTAAACCGAACCTGTTTCTCGGGATCTAGCAACTGCTCCAACATCTCAATGTATTGCATGGTAGACACATAGTAGTTCAGATTGGTTTGCCCTGTACGCAAACCGTAGAAGTCGTTTAGGGCTAACTGATAACGAATATTGAAAATATTGTGGGTTGTAAGATTGAAACCCATGTGAAATATTCGATTGATGGTCATTATGGATGGATCAACAGGATTGGTGTCAATCCACTTTCGTGAAACATCATCAGCCGTAAGAAGATACTTGTAGTACATCCGCATACCACCGTCGTGATGGTATTTAGCAAAATACTGTAGGGCTTCGTCTATACGGTCTTCCACCTGTGAGTCTTCCACATTGACTTCAATAACAGGATGCCCCAGCGCTCGCAGGCAGTAGTCTTTGAGTTGTTGACGGGATAGAGGGGTAGCCATGCAGTCTCCTTTTCAAGTATTTAGACTGAAGGCATGAGCCACAAATTTAATATTGTATTCGAGAAAATGCTTTGGTTTAGTTTCTTAATTTAGATATTTATTATAAATTAAACCAAACATATTATCCTACGACCACAAACCATATTGTATTATTGACCGCAAAATCTCTCAAAACATCCGTATTGGATTGTGCCAGTATTATGTTGAATGTATTTGGAGACGCAACTACCACAGATACTTGTGTTCTATTATCAACACCTGTAACAACTTGACCAACAGAACTTGCTACTACGGCATAATAAGCGTCTGTCATTGGAGTAGATAGTGTGACAAGAATATCTCCAACACCTGCTCTGGAAACACTTGCAATATTTCCACCACTTCTTAAAACTGGAGCACTTGCACCATTTGGTTCTATTCTGCCCCAAGCCCTAACAGGATACATAGGAGCCATCACACTACCGTTTCCAGTGTACAGAGAAGTGGCGAAGGCGTTTCCTAGATAGACAGAATTACTGGTTGCTGCGGACGAGTTGTACCCTATGGCAATAGAATTTGCCACACCGTTTGCAGCAGCAGCACTAGAACCAATACAAGTGTTCTGGCTGTCACTACCTAACCGATTTCCTGAACCCCAACCAACAGCAGTATTGTCGCTGCCTGTATTGACAATTCCAGAACTAAGAACTCCTACTCCAACATTTCTAGCACCTGTTGTGTTTGCCAACAAAGCCTGATAACCTACTGCGGTGTTGCTAGATCCTGTGATGTTCACATTCAGTGTTTGATGCCCCAATGCTGTGTTTAGGCTTCCGTCGTCTGAACCAGATAGTGCATTCCTTCCAAATCGTAAGTTTGAGGCTATTGACCCACCACCCAACCCTATGTTTATGCCGTCTATAACCGCTTCATTACGCACAGTAATGTTGCCGCTGCTGTCCACAGTCAGGCTGTCCTGTGCGTTGGTGCGTACAACCACAGATGCAGAGTCGGATAGGGGCTGAATTGTGTTGGCTTTGATGGTGCTCATGTGTTTATTTATCCAATAATCATCAAATAAATTGCAGGACTATTATAAGGTGTCGAGCCAGAAGAATTTTTAACAACCACACTGGTAGTTGATGGTGGAATACTATCTGATACACTTATTAGTTCTTCTACATTGTCTTGACTCTGACCAAGACCCATAGAAGTCGAAACAACAGCATATAAACTATCTGGCATGGGTATGGCAAAATTTATTGCATAAGAACCAGAAGCGACATTATAAACACTGTGAATGTTTCCATTCTTTCTAATCGTGTTTCTTGTTAGAGTTGCGGTTCCTGTAACTGTAGTTGCTTGGTTGTTTGGAACCACAATACTAAAAGTATTATTTGTGACAGCAGACACTATGTATCCTCCGCTGGTAAACCGTCCTGATGTGTCTAATGCTCTAATGACATGATTTACCAAGTGTCCGTGATTCGTTTCTGTAAATGTAACAGTTGTTCCTGTATGAGAGTACGGCAAATTTATTTGTTGTTGTGTGTTCCATCCATTTGAAGTTTTATACCAAGAACTGTTGGTAAGATAAGCACCCGAAACCAATCCTGACCAACTTCCACTGTATCCATTTGCACCTGCTGTTCCACCTCCATCAAAAGTCACAAAAGCACGAATTCCGTATATTGGAGCGTTTCCAGTTGGGCCATAAAACGGAGCAGCACTTGGCCCCATAAATACGGTTCCACTAAATGTAGCGTTTCCAGAAACACTAATTCCACTAGCAACACTAATTCTACCCGCAACAGTCACTCCAGTGCTGAAATACGCAATCCCTCCCACAGTAATCCCACCGGCTACAGTCACTCCAGTGCTGAAATACGCAATCCCTCCCACAGTAATCCCACCGGCTACACTCAATCCAGCAACCGGTGCTGTCAGGTTTAGGGTTGATCCAACGGGTGATATGTTGTCTGCTTTGATGGTGCTCATGTATGTGTTTCTAAATTTTTATGCTATTCTTATCATTGCGTATGTAAAGGTTCTGGCATTTCCAGTAGCAGTGCTTACACCAACTGTGTCTGTTATATTTGCTGTAAACGAAGGAGGAGTAGCACTACTGTCCCAATAAATCAGTGTTGCAGTCCATGTCTGACCAGCCGGACATCGTATACTATATGATACCACACTAAAGTGACCAGAAACGGTTTGATGTTGAATCACATGGTTAGTTACCACCACAAAGTTCACTGCACCTATTTTGGTCAAACTGTCCACATAATCCTTTGTGGTCAGCGTTTTTGCATTGGAACTGATTGTGGTAGATGTTGATGAGCGAGCCTCGCCGTTCACATCAAGGGCTACAGCAGGCGAGGCTGTTCCTATTCCGATTCTAGGAGATCCGGACACCAAAGATGTATAGTTGATTGTTAGATGGGGAGAATCGTCGTCTCCAGAAAACATAAAACCGGTTTGAGAACCTGTGCTAGATAAAGGTCTAAATCTCAAAAAATTAGCACTATCAGAATCTTCGTATATTCTCATACCCACATTGGTATTTGGTACAATAGCACATGTTCCGGACACATGCAAATTATAAGATGGAGATACTCCTATTCCCACATTCCCACTGGTATCAATACGCATTCGTTCAGCATCGCCCGCACCTGTCTTAAGGATCAGGTTGTTGCCAGAATTAGTTGGTTGTATCGAATCTGCTTTTAGTGTGCTCATATGGGTATTTATCCTTGTTTACATAACAATCAGCCGACCACCAGAATTTATTGTAAGAGTAGCACCGCTAGGAACGGCTAGAGTACCCGCAATAAATGCGTTCTCGTCCGCAGTAATCACGGTTTCAACAGCCGATGGCAAGGTCATGCCCTTGTTCACAAAGAATCCGTTGGACGGAATTCGGATGTCGCCACGAACCTCTAGTTTGGCGGTGCTGTTGGAATAGATTCTGCCGCTGATTGCACCCGGTGTGATGCCGATACCCACATTTCCAAGCGAGTACATTCCACCGCTCACACCCAAAGTGCCTGCACTAAATCCTGCGCTTGCAGAGTATTCAAATACTAGGCTAGCAGTTGCACCCAGTGTGCCACCCTGATTGAACTGTATTTGCTTGTCACTTCCAGTTACACCGTCAGCCGCCTTCCACGAAAGGGTTCCACTAGCATTAGTAGAAAGCACCTGCCCATTGGTTCCGTCTGCATTTGGTAGAGTCCATGTAACATTAGATGCCACCGTTGCAGGTGCTCGGAATGCTACCCAGTTAGAAGAGTCTGCGTCTTGGAAGCGAATTGGTGTTTGTGCTTGTAAAGAAACTGAACCAGACACACCAAGTGTTGCTCCAACAGCACCGTATCCAACATTCACACCACTAAGAGCATCAACCACAGCAGCAAAGGTTGATCCAGTGGACGCATAAATTCGTGCGGCACTCAAGCCACCAATAACCGCTACACCAGCAGCAAAAGTAGATCCTGTAGACGCATAAAGGGCAGAGGCACTCAAGCCACCAACAAATGACACACTAGATGCAAAGGTAGATCCTGTTGACGCATAAAGGGCAGAAGCACTCAATCCACCAACAACCGCTACACCAGCAGCAAAGGTAGATCCGGTTGACACATAGATTCTAGTTGCGGTCAATCCACCAAGCACATCAAGATTGGATGCAAAGGTAGATCCTGACGCACTCAAACCACCGTTAAATCGTGCAAGACCAGTTACATTAAGTGTGGATTCTAAAGTAGCACCTCCAACCACATTAAGAACACCACCAACATCCAAACGACCACCGACAGTTACTCCACTAGTAAATCTGCCTGTGCCTGTCACATCCAGAGTAAATCCAGCAACAACTACTCCTATACCAACATTTCCAGTTGGGAGTATGGAGAGATACGGAGAAAGAGTTTGATTATCTGCACTACCACCAACAACTGCTCCAATTTGAAAAATACTTTGGGGAGAGGTTTCTGATATGGTATTTCTTATAACCCATCCAGTGAATCCTCTAGTGGTGTAGGTGTTGTTAGTACCCCATCCACTAACAGTGTGTAAACCAATAAATCCAGCACCGTTACCCACCTGTGCACCCAAAACATTTGCATATTTAGGGTCAACATTTGTGTGTCCCCATTCAAAATTATCACCAGAATTTCTAACACCAATAACGGCAGATGTAACACCAGATCCACTCAATACTGCGGCTGCGTTTCGTTTAGCAAAAACTTGACCACGAACATCCAAAGATGCTCCTGGAGACGATGTTCCAACACCAACGGTATCCGTGCTTGAATTTACAAACAGAGTTGAACTGTCTACTGCTAGATTTCCTGAAAGTCGTGCAGCACCAACCACATCAAGTGTGGATTCTAAAGTAGCACCTCCAACCACATCAAGAACACCAGCAACATCAACCCTAGACGCAAATGTAGCACCACCATTTACCTGAAGAGTTCCGGCAAATGTTGATCCTGTGGACGCATAAATGGCAGAAGCACTCAAGCCACCAACAACATCTAGACCAGAAGCAAAAGTAGATCCTGACGCCGAA